ATGCCCTTGTCACGCTCCCAATGCTTGTGCCAAACCATATTCCCGTCGATCAGGGTGAACGGCTGGGTACGTCGTGCAATCGGGATCAGCGCAACGTCAGGCGCTTCGTAGCCTTCCTCGTTTGGGTATAGGCTTGATTCTGTCCAACCTTCTGGGCAGCTCTGCATGTACTGGGCTTTTACATAGAATTGCCCAGGCTCCCCAACCCGCCCAACCTTGCGACCATTGTTCCAGCGAATACGCGCGTAGCTTGCCTTGTCTTTGTCTTCTGTCCACTGTACGGTTTTGGCTGCGTTTTTCCAGCTCATGGTTTATTCTCCTTCGATCTGCGTTGTTTGCTTTTGTCTGATGATCTCAATTACTCGCTCAATAGTGTTGTGATCTGCGTGCGTCCAAAATGCCTCGAGTATTGCCACAATGATTGCCGATACCGAAACATTGTACAAGGCTGCAGTTTCGCTCATTCGCTTATGCAACCAGGTAGGCATTGCTAATACTGGTCTTCGCATCGTTTATGCCTTTTCGATACGTAGAAACGGCTTTACCGTCGTAGTCTTTTTGTACGCTCGCAAGCGACGTGCTACCGCGTCTGCAAATTCGTTGTTCTGATCGATCAGCTCGAGTACAAAATTATCTATAGCCGCTGTATCGTAGCTTACTCGCTCGCTCTCTCCTGTCATCTTGAGCGTTGCAACACCCTTGATAGTGTGACTCTTGAGCTCGGCAGCCTGCATAATATCTGCAATAGCTGTGCGCGTGGTCTTCTGTCGTTCCTCGAGCTCTTTTACCTCTTGCGAATATTCCATGTAATCATTGGTAAGTATTCGCAGGTAATCCAAATCGGTTTCGTTAGGCATTGCGTACCCCTTTGCTATACTACTCTTGCTGTGCCTGTGCTGCAGCGCGCGTGCTATCGGTTTCGGTAGCACGCGCTTCTGTGCTAGCCTCTATGCCCTCTATCGCTATGATCAAACCCTGTAACAATAAACCTGTTGCCGTCATCTGGGCTGTTGTCGCTGCCGTTTTCCATCTGGGTATAAGCTCTAGAGGTACGCGGATCGTTACCGCTTTGCTGCTGTTGCTCGGTATACCAGGTCGCTGGTATTTCTTTAGGTACATATACGTAACCCTCTGCTAGTATTGCGGCTGCTAACCAATCGGCAGCCTGGCATAATGCTTCATCGTAATCAAACACCCATAACAGCCGCGCGCGCTCGAGCGAGCTCGACAGCTCTACCAGGGTAACGGTTTCGCCGTCTATGGTTGCCTCCCAAATCCGTGCCGTTTTATGCGAGGCAATGACACCGCCTGGGTTGCGTACTGTGTAGCTAATTCCCAGGTGCGCGTTGTTTGTTGCTGGGCATTTCACTACCTCGCGCAATGGATCAATAAACACGTTTAGATTGGGTGCCATTTCGTACACAAAATCGAGGTTATACCGTTGCTCGATTTGCTCTAGAGGTGCCTTTGTTGCAATCCTGGCAAACATCTCTACCGCTCTCTTTCATGTGGTGCTACCACAATAACCAATACCACACCAATACCAAATATGACATACGCCAGCGCTGCAATAAACAGAATAGCGGTAATCATCTGCTGAGCTCCTGTACACAAAACGCAATAGCCGTAATGCGCTCATACCCTGAAATGCCGAGTATGTTGCCCTGATCATCTTTCTCGAGCATTACCCATTTCGTGCGCGCGTTATGCAGTTTTGTGCAATCGAACACGGTAAACAGCTGCCTGATATCCTGATCAAAAAATATCAAGCTGTGTACCTTGTTATCTTGCGTTGTCAGGGTTGCCGTTACCCCAGGGCTGGGAAAATCTTTTCGTACCCCGAATACAATCGAAATGCACTGTACAGGTATTTGAATCATCGCAATACCGCTGCTGTCATAAGAGGCGACAAATCAAGCCCTGGCACTACTTGCGCCTCTCGGCTCGAGCGCTCGGCACGGTACACATTCTCAACAGCCAGCGCGTATACCGTTTTTACGGTTTGCCGTATGCGCATTGCATCGATAATACGAGCGTTCAACGGCTGCCCTGACAGGGTGCGTTTTGCAAGCTCTTTGTGTGCCTCGAGCAAATGCTGATCGTAGCTGTTAAGTGTCTCGATTACATCATCTAACTCGTTAGGCAATGCAGGGCAGTACCCGTTACACTCCCCGATTGCAGCTCCGCAAGCTGGGCAGTCTGTGTTGTGCTTTGCGTTGTTCATTGTTTGCGCCTCTTTCGTTTCAGATTGCTTAGTGTCATTGCTGACTGAGTGCATAATATATCATGCTGTACAATTTGTCAATACATGTATTGAAACTGGTAAATAGACACACAAAACCCGCTAGTACGCGTAGCGGGTTGTGTGCTGGTTGGTGGAGATTGGTTTTGTTTTTGGATTGCCTGGGTATTATAGCACTGGTTTCTGTGGGTACGGTGCCGCTGTCCATGCTACCGAATCCACACTAGCAGGGTAATCTCGTAATGCTTGCCTATAGTCTTTATAGGCTTCTTTTTGTGCTGGTGTTAGTGGAGCGTCTTCTAATTGTGTCCAGTCACAATCAATAAGCCGAGCCGTTCGACACAATCGCAGCTCATCCATTGCTGCCGCTGGGCTCGGGTTATCTTCTACCGTTGCTTCGGCTGGTAATGGCTCCTGATACTGGTTGCCGTATTCGTCCCAATATTCAATACGCAATATATCTGCCTGAATACGTATACGAAAAATTTTCATGATTCAATACTCCCTGTAAGTTGTACTACATGCAAAAATGGTGATTCGTTTGCTGTGTTTTCGGCTGCTACGCTTATAGTTGTATTGACACTCGGCACCAATGCAATCTGTACGCTATCGCCTGTCGTAAAATACCTGGTTATTGTCAGTGCTTTTCTGGTATCTAAATTAAATGAAGATATGCCTAATCCAGTAAGCACGCTATTCACAAAAACCGCGCCAAATACTGTATGTGCTACTGTAGAATTATATATTATTGTGAATTGATAGTACCCCGAGCTGGGTATGGTAATAGCACTACCAGACCAGGTTATAGCGTAGCCGCGCGTTTCTACTTGCCAGGTCACAAATGTACCTGCTGTGGTAATTGCCAGCGTGCTCGAGCGCGTCAACGTTAACCCAGCCGCTGGGTATTCTACCGCTGCAATGTTATCTATTTGCCCTTGTGCAACGTTGATCAGGTCGTATAGGTTAGCTGCCGAGTTTGACATTAATTACCTCATCCCCTGTACTACGCCATTCAATACCTACTGCAGTAACAAACTGGGTTATGTTGGTATTATCCCAAGCTACTGCTATTTTATCCCCGAAAAAATAATCTCTGCCGTATCGCATCTGGCTTGTTTGCAATACATCTACCTGATACTGTACGCGCTTTCGATTTTGCACCGCAAGCGTTTTGTTACCGAATTGCTGCAAATACGCGGCTGTGCTGTTTTGTTGGTTTTTCGCATCCTGAAATGTTTCTTTTAAGTTTAGCCCTGTGGGTAATGTTGCAGGTCGTGTTGCAAATACTTTAGCTTCTTCGGTACCATTGCCGCCAACAATAACGGTATTGAAATCGTTTATAAGATCGGTAATCTGTGTAATTGTTGATACCGTGCCTGTACTGACTGATAGCCTAATACTGGCTGTGCGATCCGCACCAATCTGCCCTACATAGGTAGTAAATACCCAGCTGGCAGGTGCGGTGTATGATAGCGTATACGCAAGCCCCGAGCTGTACGCAACCTCTTGCATGGTTTTTAGTAAGGGCTGCATACTGCATTTCAGGGTAAGGGCTGTACCCGTGCCTGCCGATGCTGCAGTGCTCATGCCTGTTATACGCCCGTCTAGCAGGCGCCCGTTCGCAACGGTTGCCGCGCTCCCTACATTGTAATCAAACAAACGTTTTAAAATCGTTTCGCCTGATACTGCAGTAAATTTTGATAAGTTTACTTTGTTTGCTTTATATGCAATGGTACGGTATGCAAGTATACTAAGCATTCCCATTGCTTGCAGTGTTAGCGTTGTTACTACTGATCTGGTAACAATTCGCTTGCGTATGATGCCTGCAAACTCGAGCGCATTGGGTATGCCCAGCTCTACATCTTGCCGATAGATTTCTACAATTGCATTGGCTACCATATATTGCGCGCTTGGGGATTGGTTTTTTATGCTGAATTGCAGCATATCAATTGCGTTTAACTGCTTACTGATAGCCAGGTTATCAAAATCAGTTACAACAGCTTGCAAGGCTCCAACGCTGTTGTATACCTGCATTGTGTAATAGGGTGCCATGCTTATACCCGCGTTATAGAAATTTGGCTATCTGTAACTGATCGCCCTGTAACACTGGCAAACGCCTGCAAGTAATATTGTAGGCTTGTGCCAGGTGTAACGGTAATCGGCAGCGTTGCGCTTGCAGTAAAAACCGCTACCCCGAATTGTTGCATGTTGACAGCTACACCGTTCATAAATTGCCAATCTAAATTTTGAATTTGTACAATTCTGTTACCCGATGTGTTTGTATCAAAATGCAATAGGCATGAAAATGTATACACACCTGATCTGAGAATTTTAATTTCCCCAGATGAGGTATTAACAACAATAGTGCCATCCGCACTACTATTGCCAGATGCATAGTTATTTACATCGTAGAATGTGTTTGCATCTGTTAGGGTTGCCGTTCCGCCTCGTAAATAGGCAGATTGTGTTGCTGGGTGTATTCTGCTTGCGGCATAAGCATACAGATTTGTAAGGCTGGTTATAATACCCGTGGCTCCTACCGTTACCGATGCAATGCTAATATAATTTGCCGCTCCGATTGTTGTAAGTTGTGCCGAGGTTGCCAGTGCCATACGTACAGTATTAGTTAATACTGTCGTAGTATCTGCAGTGCTTCGTGCTACCGTATACGAGCTACCCGAGGCATTCGCAATAAGAGCAAGAGTATAATTACCGTTTAGTGTTGATGTTGGGATTGTGCTCGCGCTGGTGCTTTCGTAAAAATACCCGTTAATGAGGGCTGCACCGTCTGCAATGGTTAATGTAGTGCTGGCGCCTGTCACAAATAGATTGCTGCCATGCAACAAAATGCCATTGCCAAGGGTTTTTAACTCCATGGCAATCATGCGCGCGCTATCGTATGTGGTTGCCCCGTCGTTTGATGTAGAAGTATTCCAGCCGAGTGATCGCTCATTACTTGCCATTGTGTTACCCCTTTATATCCCTACAAATCGATCGTAATAGCTTAAATATACACTGCTGGCTGTTGTAGTGCTTGTACCAGACACTACAAACGTGTTAATACCGTTTGGCACTTCAGGTGCTGGGTAAATGGCAAATTGTGCGAGCTCGCTCGAGCTATCTACTAACCCGATACGGTTAACGCCTGCCTGATCAATAACCGTTTTATACCCGTATCGTAGATCAAACCGCAGCGACGTACCAGCCGCGATAACCGTGCCAGCAACAAGCGTTATATTTTGCCCGCTCGAGGTGTTGGTAATAGAAAAATTGGTAACTGGTCCCGTTACCGTAATGATTGGGTAGCTCAACCAGGTCCCTTCATAGGTAATTTGGTATGAGCCGCCAAATGTTGTCGTACCGTATGTGGTTGGGTATATTTTTGGGTATGCCGTTGCCGTACCCGATATTACTACCATTGGTATTGTGTACTCATTTGGGTTGTACCAGGTAGGATCACTGCAGCGTAATTTTACTACCGCGCGAATTGAATGCCCAGCGCTCGTTTCCATGTTGAAATCGAGCCCGCCTAATACCCGCGTAGTAATATACCGCTGGCGCCCGTCTGGGTAGATAACAATCAGCGTGCCGTCAACGTTTGACGGCTTAAACAGTTGCAGCAAATAGTTGCGCTGATCGTATTGCTCCTGCAACGTTTCGCATTCTACCAATAAAGGTATTTGTATGATTCTGGGATCAAGCCGGAAATCAAGGGTAGTATCACCATGCTGTACAGGCGATCGGCTGGTTATCATGTGTAAGGGTGCCATACCGAAATTTTCATCGCCCAAGTAATGCACCGGAAATGCTGGGCTTTGATTCGATATGTTGTAATAATTACCGCCTACCTGGTAAATAATGCTATATGCCATTTACAACGCTCCCGACATCAGCTGCATAGCTCGTAAATCCTGCATAATGTTGCCTTCGTTCTGTACTGTAGCATACGAGGCATTTAGATTATAGTTATACGTTGTTACCGCTGCCGCGTTGCCTACTGCCATACTCGAGGCGTCTGCTACCAGCCCTGAGCTGTTAATAATGCCTTGTGCCATGCCCTGGCTAATAGGCGCGCCTACCATATCCGCAAATAGCTTACTTGGGGATTCAATTAAACCCCAATCGCGCGCCTTCTGCAATGCAGCACCTAATACGCGCTCTATTGCCTCTTTTATAAACGATACGCCTAAATCAATACCATCTGCAATACCCTTTACCAAATCAGTGCCGAGCGTTTTAGCTTCTGCAATCTTGGTTTTAATTGCCGTTGTAATATAATCTACACCTGTTTGAACGGCAATTTTTATGTTATCCCAAACAGTAGAAAATGTTTCGCCTAATTTGTTTAACGCGCCTGTAGTGTCACCATTGAGAAATAATACAACGCTCTCGAGTATGCCCTTAATGACAGGAAATACCGCGTTGATTACAGTAGCCAAACCGTTTATAACCATTGTTGCTACAGGCAGCAGGTATGTTTGAAACGCTTCAACAAGCATCATAATTCGCATATACACAACCTGTACAACAATCTGCCCGAGCAACCCAAATACTTGTATGATTGCATCGACAGCAGATAACACCGCTGGGCTTGCAAGCGTGTTGGTTATTGCTTCTGAAATTGGTAACACTGCTTCTATAATGAGCGCTACTTTTTCCCCAATCATTGCAGCCAGTGGTGCGAATGCCGTACCGAAACTGCCTATAATGCTCGAGGCAACGGTAAACACATTGCTAAATATGGTTTGCAGTGTTGGTAGGTTATTCATTACCGCGTTTATGATGCTCTGTAATCCAACCATTAAACCGTCAAGTGCTGTACGCAATCCGATTACCGCATCACTATAGCTAAGCATAGTGAAAAAATCTTGCACCTCTTGTTTTATACTTTCAAAATTGGTTATCAGCATCTGCAGCCCAGTTTGCAGTTGGGTAACCCATACGCCTACCTGGTCTGTTTGAAATCCAGAAATGAAACCAGCGAGCACGGTAGCTGCTTCTTCAATATATGGCATGAACTTGGTAGCGAACATATCCATAAGCTTCGATAGCACAGGTAGTAATGCATCACCTACCTTTTGCTTTACGTCTTCAAATTGCGCTGCTAACCGTGCCTGTCTACCCGTAAACGTATCGGCTGCAGCCGCTGCCGAGCCGCCAAACTCTTTATTCAGCTCTGCAATAATTACCTGTTGTGCGCCTGCAACATCGCCTGTTTCAACAAGGCTGGCTATCATTGCTTTTTGTTCTTCGCTGAATGTAACGCCTACTCGAGATAATGCGCTAATGCCTGCAACAGGATCGTTTAGCGCCTTACCTACTTGTATCGAGGTGCTCTGTAGGTCTTGCCCGAGCGCCTGGCTAACGTCAAGAATTGCGCTGGTTGCATCACCAAAATTCGTACCCTTGATTTGGGTAAACGTTGCGAGTACGTTTGTTGCACCCAAAATAGCGTCATCGCTGAAAATGCTGTTACCGCTGGCAGCGCTCATGTTGCTTGCCATATCAGCCATTTGTGCAGCGGTTAACCCTGCCGCGCCGCCTGTCGATTTTACTACCGCCTCGGTTTGTGCAAGCGCATTCTGCCAGCTTATTGATTCTTCGATTGCACTGGTAAAAAAACTGCCGAGCTGCGCAACGCATGCGCTGGCGAGGTTGGTACTTGAACCGCCGATAGCGTTAAATGCACCTTGCGCAATGACATTCAATGCGCTAATTTTGGTGCTAACAGTTTCGGCTTGGTTGCCGAGCGCACCCATATTCTTATCGATTGTGTTGGTAACGTTGCTAACGTCATCTTCCCCAACAAACCTGATAATTACGTTTTCCTGTGTCATAGGTGCGCCTTTTTGTTTAGCCGTCGTTCAATGCTGATCATCATGAGATGCCGCGAAATGGTTTCATAGTCTGGCAGCTGATCGGGTGTACAGTGGTACAAATCTCTACAGGCAAGCAATTCCAAATACTCTAATGGCATTGGTTGTGCTGTCCATAGATGCGCAATCAGCTGCCTTTCGAGTTTGGGTCTTGGTATTGCAATCGTTGCAGAATCTTTTCAACAATTGCGTTGAAATGCTCAAACGGTAGCTCACTGGCTGGGCTGCCGTCTTCTGTCGTTACGCATTTCTCGATAATCGGCAGCATCTCGCTAATATCGCCTGTACGTGCCGAGCGTTGTAGGTTTGCAACGTCTTTAATAGATAGCTTGGTACGGTTAATGGTGTACATAAATCCTCTGTATCAAGGGCAGTGCCTGTGCGCATTGCCTGTTAAACGGTACGGGTTACGGTTGTGCATTTCAGGGTAAACGAGCAAACGATAATATCGCTGTTGCTTGCATCACCATTAGGCAGCTGCATTTTGTAAATACGTGCTGGGTTAGTGGTAAATGTATCAGCTCCCGAAACGCCGCCTGCTGGCTGCCATTTAAGCGCAACCAATGTTTTTGCATTGAATGCATCAAACAGCAAATGATAACCTTCTGAGGCTGATTCGGTATAGATAATATTCACTACCAAATCAAACGGCTTTTGCTTACCAAATACCACAATGCCAGTATCCGAATCAGGCGTATAGGCTTCGCCCGTAAACCGCTCGAGCTCTGGCATTTCGATCGATTGCGAACTGCCTGCAATGTCTGTAAATGCACCCGTGCCGCCTGATTGCATTGTCAGGGTAAACACACTGCCGTTCATTGCTCCTGTGGTTTGTGCCATGGTCGTACCTCTCTATTGCACAATGTCTGTAAATGTCAATGTGCTAATTACCGCGTGGTATGTGCGCTCGCTGCTTGCAGGAAATTGCATTACTTGCGTACGCTGTTGTACAAGATCGAGCGCATATACTGAATTACCCAGCTGGCGCGTGCATTCTATATAGCTATTCATATACTCGAGGTACACGGTAGCTATATCTGATAACCCGAGCCCCTCCCCGACAAACCGTAACAAACAAATATCTTCTACTGTCCATTCAGTAACCATCACGCGCCCAGCTCCTGGGGTTACGCGCTTGGTACGCTGGCTGGTTGCGTTTAGTGGGCTAATGACGCGGCAGGGCAGATCAGCGTTTTCTACCGTGTTCAGTAGGCTTGTACCTGATCGTACCGTTACCGTTGCCCCAAACGCTTGCACTGGCATTGCTGCTATTGCACTGATAATGCTGCTTACGTGTGTTGCCATTATGATTGCCGCCTATACGGCTCGAGCATTCGAGTAACGTCTGTAGGGATTGCAGGCGCTGCAATGCTTACCCCGTCTGCGCTCATAATGCTTCGATCTGTTTCGGCTGTGTTGTCTTTTGCTCGATACATGTACCCAGCCAGGCGACGGGTTGCCGCTCTGATTGGTGTAGGGCATGTGATGCTGTATGCAAATCGCCCTGTAACAGAAATAGCCGTATCTGGTGTACCCAAGTATGTCCAAACGTACGATGTATTCATTTTAATTTTGATTGCGTAGCTCGGCACGAAATTGGTAGGCAGCAATACGTATGCCTCGGCTGGTATTGTCTGTCCATTGCCATTTACTACCGTGGTTATCTGGCACAAATCAAAATCAAGCAACAGGGTATTTTGAAACGCATCAACCCGCCCGCCGTACCTGATATCGAGCGCATTGTAGTACCTGGTCGTATTTGCCGAAGCCTCAAATGTTCGATTGCAATAGTCATCTACTGCCGCTTGCGCTTCAGCTACGATGTCTGATAGTAATGAATCATCGGTACCCGATTGTATGCCCAGGTACGTTTTCAATTGGGCTACGGTTAAATACGCCATTTATGCGCCTCGCTTCGGCTTGGGTTTCGCTGTCGGTGCTGCCGCTGTTGGTGCTGGTGTTTCTGGCTCTACAAGCTCGGCACGCCCTGTATTCAGCAGGTGTTGTGCCTCGCTCGCTGGCAGCTCGATTACCGAGCCGCCAGCGTAGCTACGCATTGAGCCATTAACGTTGCAGCTTAGGGCATTTTTTAGCCTGATCTGCATTGTCTAGCCTTTACGGATTTACGCCGTACACAAATGCCTCTGCCTGGGTAACGTCGCCGCCCCAACGTGCCGTTACAAAAATTGCCGTCTGGTAATTCGCCTGGTACAGGTACGGATTGCGCGAAATCTCAAGCCCGAGGTTTTCGACAAACGCGTAATAATTCCAGTTACCGAAAATAATAGGCTTGTTGCCCGTGCCGAGCAATGCAATCTTATCAGTAACTGCAATCGGCTTGCCGTACAAGCTATCAAGCGTGCCCTGTGG